TCCATCTGGATTAAATCGAATAAATATAACCTTTCTAAAACCTACATCTTCATAAATCTCTATCATTCTTTTTTGTTCACAAATATAGTTTATATGTCTATTTTCATCAATTTCAATAATTAAACAATGTGAACCAAAATCAATAAATATATCAGGGCGTTTTCTTGAACAACCTCCTTCAATTGTTTTATCAAATATCATTGTTAAACTTTCTTGATAATGTTCTTTTAATGCATCCCTTACAAAGTGTTCTTTTAATTTAAATTTTTTAGGTATTTCAGCATCTGGATTTAGAACACAATAACATCTAAAACAATATGGTGCCCATTTTGAAGATATTATTGATACAGTATGGCAATGCTGACAAGCAATTTCTGGTCTACATATAATACATTGATTTTTTACTACTTTGTGAGGACATAAATAAATTCCATCACATTCTTTACAAATACATCTGCGCTTTTTATGCTCACATATTCTATTACCTTCACATTCTACACATTGGTATTTTATTTTTTTATGTTCACAAATATTACTTCCATTACAGTCTACACAATTATGTTTGTCTTTTTTGTGCTCACAAATTTGACTTCCTCCACAATCAATACATCTTTCTTTACGCAGTTTATGTTCACAAATTTGACTTCCTTTACACACAGTACAATATTCTTTTCGTAATTTATGTTCACATAATTCACTTCCATTACATAATTTACATCTACTTTTAACTTTTTTATGTTCACAAATACTTCCTCCACCGCATTCTATACAACGACATTTTCTTTTACCATGTTCACATTTTTTATGAACATATTTTTTATTATTACATTCATCGCAATAATATTTTGGTTTATCATGTTCGCAAATACTTGTCCCTTTACATTCTTTACATTGAAATGAATATCTATTATGTTCGCATTTTTTACGAACATATTTTGGCTTTTCTTCAGACATTTTCTAAAGATTTTATACTAATATATCTAAATCAATTTTATATTTTAATACGATACTACATTATAATTTCATTATAATTTAATATAATATATTTAATAATATATTATATTAAAATTTAGTAAAAACTAAAAATTTGTTTGTTTCCGGCAAAATTTCAAATTTCACTAAAAAGTGTGTTTTGTCAAAATTTTTTTGTTTTCTTAAGGTATAGAACTACCATGACAGGAGGCGGACTCATGCAATTAGTCGCTTACGGCGCACAAGATGTTTATTTAACTGGTAATCCTCAAATTACCTTCTTCAAAGTGGTGTACAGACGTCACACCAACTTTGCTATGGAGTCCATCGAAAACCCTTTCAATGGTGCCCCTAACTTCGGTAAGAAGGTCACTTGCACCATCCAACGTAATGGTGACTTGATCTATCGTATGTACCTCCAGGCCACTCTCCCTCAAGTGCAACTCCAGAGTGGTGATGGTTCTGGTGCCCAATTCCGTTGGCTCAACTGGATCGGTCACAACATCATCAACTATGTTGAGATCGAGATTGGTGGTCAACGCATTGACAAGCAATATGGTCAATGGCTCCACATCTGGAACGAACTCACCCAGGAGCCTGGAAAGCAGGCTGGTTATGCCAAGATGGTTGGTAACGTTCCTGAACTTACTAACCTCCTCTACCAAGGTGGTTCTACTTGCGACAATGATTGCTATGGCGGTGAGCCCCTCACTTCTGAAGTTATCACTTCTTGCGCCCCTATGTACACCTTGTACATCCCTCTCCAATTCTGGTTCTGCCGCAACCCTGGTTTGGCTCTCCCCTTAATCGCTCTCCAATACCACGAAGTGCGTATCAACCTCGAGTTCAACACCCTCAACAACCTCTGCTGGGACTACTCCAACAGCTCTGACCCCCACGCCATCCGCAACCGTGTTGGCCAATGCGGTCTTGCTGCTGCCTCCCTCTACGTCGACTACATCTACCTTGATACTGATGAGCGTCGTAAATTCGCCCAGGTCTCTCACGAGTACCTCATCGATGTGCTCCAATTCACTGGCGGTGAATCCATTACCTCCAGCGCCAACAAGCTCAAGTTGAACTTCAACCACCCTTGTAAGGAGCTCATCTGGGTTGTCCAACGCGACTCCTTCGTGTCTTGCGATGACAACGTCATCAACCCCTGGAAGGGTCAACAGCCCTTCAACTTCTCTGACTGGTGGGACCGCTCTGTTCTCGAGTCTGGTTATTCAGTCACTCGCGTTGAAGGTATGGCTGGTAAGAACCCTACTATCACTGCTCTCCTCCAGCTCAACGGCCACGACAGATTCTCTGTTCGTGACGGTAACTACTTCAACTGGGTGCAGCCTTACCAACACCACACTAACATCCCTGCTGTTGGTGTGAACGTTTACTCTTTTGCTCTCCAACCCGAGCAACACCAACCCAGTGGTACTTGCAACTTGTCTCGTATTGACAACACAACTCTCTTGCTCACTGTCTCCAACAACGCTGTTGGTAGCAGCTTGAGCTCTACTGTATACGTGTACGCTACTAACTACAACGTGCTCCGTATTATGTCAGGAATGGGTGGTAAATTTTTAGATGTACTCCAATGCCTAATTAACAATTGGGTAAAAATTGTGAGTACTATGCTATGCCACCAATTGTCTCAGCTAAATCTGGGGCAAGTTTATATATCGGCTTGACTATTTAATAGCAAGCAAGCAACACTGTCAAATTGCGGGAAACTCCTGTTATGTCATTGGTACCGCTCTGGGGTCGAAAGACCTGCCCAGAAGCACCTTGGGGAAACTCAAGGGTATGGTAAGAATCTAATGAATAAGGACAATCCGCAGCCAAGTCCTAATGATGACGCCTCGGCTCATCTATGGATGCAGTTCAGAGACTTAATGTCAGTGGGCCAACAGCGACTTGAACAACGAACCAATAAGTTGTCAATGAGTTGGCATAAGATAAAGTCCGTCCCCCTAGAGATAGGGTCAATAAGAGGAATTACAAATGGCCGATATACCAAATGTAAGGAGAGCTTATTGGGTTTTATAGTAATATAAAACGGGTTAAACGCTAGCATACAGCAACTAAACAAGTTTCATTATAATTATAATACAATATTTATATTATTTAAAATAATATATCAAAAATAAAATAAAATAAAAAATATTATTTAAATACAACATATATACAATCTATGATAATATATATGTTATAAACTATAACATAATATACACGTCTAATTCTTGTGTACTATTAAATAGCACATACAATATTTTTATAAAGAATTTAAAAATTGATTTAATATAAAAAATATATGGGAGGTAAAGACGATACAAATATGAGTATTCCAATTCCTGACGGTTTTACAATAGGTGAACGTATTAATGGTATTATTAATAATATTGGAAAAAGTGCTGGTTTAGAACAAAATTGGGGATATTATTCTAAAGATAAGGACAATAATGATTGTATATTAATTTATTGTAATCCAGGTATTTATATAATTATTGATATTGACTGCCTTGATAGAATACGTATAGTTAATGATAAACAAATATCATGGTTTATTGGAAAAAATGGTTATGCTGGATGTAGAACGGTAATAAATAATAAAGATACTGTTTTAACTTTACATCAACATTTAATGAATCATTATGGAAATGGAAAAGGCAAATCGTCAATTGACCATATTAATAGAAATAAATTAGATAATCGTTTATCTAATTTAAGAATAACCACCCAATCTATTCAAAATGAGAATAGAGATAAAGTTAAACGTCATAAAACTGCCAAAGAATTACCAGAATCAATTAAAAATACAATATTACCTAAATTTATTGTTTATTATAAAGAAAAAATAAGTAATGAAACATATAGAGAATTCTTTACAGTAGAGGGTCATCCTATACAAAAACTTAAAGAGAATGGTGTTATAAATTCGCAAACTAATCAATTAACTGCTAGAAGATGGGCTACTACAAAATCAAATAGAATAGATATTATAGATAAACTCGACAGTGCTAAACAATATATAGCCGAATTGGATAAACTACAAATAGATTCTTCATATATAATTCAAGATATTACAAAGCCAAATATAAATATTCCTAGAAAAGTAGGTATAAAAATTTTAGTAAATGATACAGTTAATAAAATAAAAGAAGAACAGGATAATATTATTAAAGAAATTATTTTACCAAAAGAAATTTCTAAAGATATTAAACAAATACTGGAAAAAGAAAATAAAGAACCAGAAATAAAACAATGGAAAACTAAACAAATTTATGAAGCTATCTCTTCAAATAATGAAAATCAATATAAAGAATATTGCGAACAAAATAATAATATTTCAAAAATTCAAGATTGGGATACTAAATGGGCATCATTTATTTTAAGTATTAAAGGGAAAACCCAGAAAGATTCTGAAAAACTTATTAAAGAATTTGTAGAAGATTTAAGACGAATCCGTCATAATGAACTTTGTTATAATAAAAACTCTAAACTAATTGATAATGACAATAGGCAACAATGGCCTGCACATACAATAGTTAGAGCATATTTGGATGATAAAATTGATATATTTAAACAATTTACAGAAGAGCAAACAGGAGATAATCCTAATGACCCAACTTGGCAAAAACGATGGAATAGTTTTATTAAATCTCTAGATGATAATAAAAATAATCAAGAAATTTTAAAGACTCTATGTAGTAATTTCTTAACCGCGCAACGAGTAAAGCGATATAGACATAATAAAATTACATCCGAATCTATTTCCAAATGAAATATCCAACTACTAATATAATACTAACAATAAGTAATATTGCTAAAATTTGTATAGTACAATAAAAAAGCGCTGAATATTTTTTAGTATTGTTATAAGGAATTAAGAATTCTGTTTGCTGATTTATTTCCAAAATAGTATCATCTTCCATTTTATGTAATTAATTAGCCATAGTTTAAGTCCATATTTATTTTAAATTTTCATAGTAGAAATAATGAAATTTAAAATAAAGAAAACATTTAGAAGAAAACGCAGAAATACAAGAATTTATACACGTAAACATAAAAAATCGGGAGGTACAACTGATTTTAAAGTACAATACGGACAAACTGTAGTAGTAAATAATCTAACTCTAACAAAATCAGAAACACAATCTGCACCCAATATAACATTTCCACATACTGAAAAGTTTTATACATTAGTTATGTGGGACCCAGATGCTCCAAATCCATCATATATACATTGGATACTAACAAATCTTAAAAGTTCAAATAATATTGGTCCAAATAATGAAGTGCTTTCATATACAGGACCAAATCCCCCATCAGGAATACATAGGTATTATTTTGGATTATTTGAACAAAAAGGCAAGTTAAATATTAATATATCTGAAAGAGTTAA